ATTTCTCGACCTACACGCTGGGTGTCCTCCAGAACGCTAAGCTCGACTTCTCGGAGCATAGCCGCTTCGCTAAGGATGAGGCTGAGTTCCGCCTGGTCGGACATAATGATGGCATTGTGACCTCGCCTAAGCGCTTGGCTGTGTTGAGCACGGACATCAGCTCCTAACCAATGGGCGCTGGGGGGCGCCTTTACACTTGTCTCAAGCTGAGGAGGTATCATGACACAGATTAAGATCTTAAAAGGAAATAAGAAGAATTGTATCAAGGAAATCCTTGAGAAGGATGCGGCCCGGCTTGCTGCGTCAGGTGAGGTTGAGATCCTCGATGACTCATGCGATGGCTACACCGCTGAAGGTTTACCGTGTAAACTGTCCCCAAAAGAAGGTGAAAACTTCTGCTGGCGACACCAGGAGGACTAAATGACTGCTCTAGTTGACAAAGAAGACGTGAAAGCCCAGCTTAATATCACGGGCACCGCTGACGACGCCTACATTGAGGGCCAAATCTCTGTCTACGTCGCCCAACTGGAGCGGCGAACCAATAGAAAGTTCGGAGAGACGCTGTCTTTCACGGAGAAAAGCACACAGACTGGGGGTCAAAAGAGACTGATTGTCACGAAGTACGCCCCCATCTCAAGTATAAATGAAATCAGAATCGACGGAGACGTTGTAGACGCTGAAGATTATGAAATTGAGTACGGCGAAGTGGGCTTTATCCGGTTCAAAGATGGCGCCTGGCCCCACACATCCTGGAGCGCGGGCCGCTCTATTATTCCTTATGATTATCAGGCTGAATTCCTCTATGAAATTGACTATGCCGGGGGTCAACCCCTCCAAGCTGACGTTAAGCAGGCGATTATCGACTCGGTTGTTGCTGCGTATTCACGACGCGGCATGGATCCAACCATCAAATCTATCAAGGTCGGAGACGCGTCGACTTCGTTCGGTTCGGCGCAGACGTCGAGCTTCGCGCAAGTAGTATCTCTATATCGCGTCGCGAAGGTGATATAATGGGCATCTTTGCAATGGCGATGACTACAGAGATTACAATTGAAACCCACACCGGCGTCGATGACTATGGCGACGAGTCGTGGGGCGCCCCCAGAAGCATTCTATGCAGATTGGAGGTCAATGGTGAACGTATTCGCGACGCATCCGGTGTTATTCTTGATGCTCGTGACATTATTTATTCTGAATCCCCTATTTACAAGACAGACCGGATCACATTCGCCGATGGAGAGGTCGCGGTCGCGACGCAAGCGACGCTGACAAGGACTATCGGGGGCGGCGGACAACCCTTCTACAAGGCGGTTCTATGACAGCAGCTTTTAAGATTGAGGGCCTCGGGGAAACCCGAAGGCATCTAGCCGGATACGGCATTGATATTGACAAAGCCATCCAACGCGCCTTAAAAAGCGCAGCCAAGGAGGTGATTGAACTATCTAGCACCAAGGTCCCGGTCCAATCCGGGAACTTGCGTGACTCAGTTTATTTTAAGATGAGCGGTGATGGTGTCGAGGTCGGATATAAAGCGGATTATGCCACTGATGTCCACGAACGCACCGAGCGTCGAGGCGCCAAGTTCCTCGAACAGGCGATGAATGAGTATAAATCAGAGTTTATGGAGACATTCACCGAGGAATTAGCCAAGGCATTATCATGAACGCCCCTGAAGAAATGGTGTTTGACATCTTAAACCCCGCCTTAAGCGCGAGGGTCTATAAAGGCCCGGTCGCGGACAGCCCCGATGAGGGTGTATTCTGTCTGGCGACGGGCGGCCAGGCCCCTAATTCTTTCTTCGGGCAGGACCCTCAGCAACACAAATTCAAGAGCGCGCAGATTAGAGTTCGCTCGGAGAAATTCAAATTTAAAGAGGGACGGGATCTGACTCAATCTGTGTGGGGGCTTCTTAAGAATGCCCAGCCTGCAGGATGGATCATCGTTCGCATGGTCAACTCAGACGCAATCTATCTAGGACGTGATGCCGAAGACCGGCATGAATGGTCCATAAACATTATCGCAGAAATCATAGAATAAACAAAAGGAGTTTCAAATGGGTACAGCAAACGCAGGATTTAAATCGAGCATCGGAGTCAGCGCGACTGACGCAAGTTACACCAACGTGGGCGGCGCGAACAGCGTCTCTGCAAACCGGGGCCGGGCGGAGCTTGACGCGACCGACTTCTCAGACGTCGCCGTGAGCCGTATTCTCGGGCTCAAGGACGTCGATTTCAGTATTGACGGCAACTATGACGGCGCGGACGCGGGGCAAACAATCATTGAGAACGCCATCAACGGTGATGGTATTGTCTGGGTTGAGTTTCTCTGGGACGGCACCAGCGGCTATAAAGCTGAGTGTGTCGTGACATCTGTGGAAGTCAGCGCGGCACCTGACGGCAAGATTGAGTTTTCGGCATCATTCCTGGGCTCGGACGGCACCGGCTGGACTGCAGTCTAATCTAACCCCCTCAAGAGGAGCATAATATGGGTACAGCACAAGCAGGAAAGAACACAAAAGTCTCCCTTTGCGGGGCACCCGTCGGGATGGTTGACGAGCCGATGGGCGCGGTTGCCCCCAGCACCTACTGGATTAGCACCAGCAGTAAAAGAATCATCGACCCCCGCGCCGGGGTCGTTGTCAAAGATGATGGGGTGACTGTTGCTGAGGCGGACTACACTGTAGATCACTTGATGGGCATGGTCTACTTAGACTCAGCGCCTACCACGCCCGTGACGATTACGGCAGACTATCTGCCCACCTACGAACTAGGCTCCGCACGCGCTTTGAATTATGTGCGGACCCGCGCCGAACTCGACGCAACACCGTTCAACACTGAAGCTGTCCAGCGCATTCTGGGCCTCGCTGACGTGTCGGGCTCGATTGAGCAATTTGAATTCACCGACCAGACAATTGGTGCAGGTGAGTCCACGTTCATCGAGCTTATTGAGAACGCCGAGGCGACGGTTATTGAAATCCGCCCTGATGGCTCACCTAGCGTGATTCACCGCGCGTGGGTCCTATTCAATCAGGACGAAATGAGCACCAGTCCAGACGCTATTGTCGAAATCACCTTAAACTTCGTCGGGGACCAGCAGCTTGGCTCCGACCGTGTATTCTCTACAAGGAATTAAATCATGTCTACGAAATCAGAACTACGAAATCATCTTATTGGTGGCAAAAAAGCAAAGATTCCTGAAGGCGAGCTTGAGATTGAGGGCAAGAAGTACCTCATTACGGGCATGACCCTGAAGGAATTCCGGGCTTCCGTCGAGGATGAGCGTGATTACTCGGGCATTCACGAGGTTATTGAGCATCTCCTGGACCCTTCGACGCGCGAGAAGATCTTTGACCACACTGATGTGGAGATTGTGAAGGATCTACCCGCTGGCAGCGTGGGCTTTGTCGCCACCGTGCAAAAGAAAATGATGGAGCTGACCGTTGGGGTGGATGAGGAGGAAGATCCAGTGGAGGGCCCTGCTGAAAAAAAGGATTAACGCCGGAGCGCATCGCCTTGTGGGAGATTTCTAAAGTCTCGAACTACTACTGGCTCCCGTCTGAAATTGAGGACTGGGCCTATACTGAATACGCTGAGTTCTGGTTATATCAGGAATACCTGACGAACAACCACAAGCGCGAAACCGCAATGGCGAAAGCCCGAGGATAGATGATGGCAACTGTCGGAAAATTAAACATCGTATTGGACGCCTCGACCAAGGGCCTGACTAAAGGTTTGAACAAGGCGGACCGTGGGTTGAAGGGGGTTAAATCCAGCGCCGGAGGTGCCGGGAAAGGAATGGCCGCTATGGCTGGGCCCGCTGGGATCGCGGCAGCGGGGCTTGCTGTTGTTGCTGTGGGGGCCCTCGCTGCGGTGGCTGGAATGGCTAAACTGATCATGAAAACGTCAGAATACGGCGACGAGGTTGGCAAAACAGCCGTGAAATCAGGCGTCTCGACCGATGCCCTCCAGGAACTTCGCCACGCGGCTGAGTTGAGTGGGGCGAGTACTGCAGACCTTGACAAAGCCCTTCAAAAATTATCGAAGAATTCCAATGACGCGAGCCGGGGCATCGGAACGGCTAAGAAAGCCTTCGATGAAATGGGCATCTCTGTAAAGAACTCAGATGGCTCCCTCAAGGCGTCTGATCAGTTGATGGGCGAAGTCGGGGACCAATTTGCTGATATGGAGAATGGCGCCCTCAAGACAGCGCTTGCACAGGATATCTTTGGCAAGAGTGGTGTCGAGATGATCCCCATGCTGAACGCTGGGGCTGAGGGCATGGCCTCAATGCGGGATGAGGCGCAGGACTTAGGTAAGGTCTTGAGTGGAGAAGCAGTTAAAGATAGTGAAGATTTCCAGGACGCTATTCTCAAGATTCAAGGCGTTGTTGCAGGTATAGGGCGCAACTTCAGCTCGACTTTTCTCCCCGCTGCAACCCTTGTTGTTGATACGGTCAGGGAGATCACCCAGGCATTCTCTAGCGCACTTCCCTCAACAGACGGGATGCGCGAAAGCATCCTCAAACTGACAAAGGGAGGTCTTAAATCCCTAATTGAGGGGTTGAAATCAGGTAATGAAAAGTTCATCAGCCTCCTTGGAACTTTGAAAAAAGGTGCACCATTCATAAGCGGTGTCGCGCAGGTCGCGGTGGGCGTTGCCAAAGGCTTTGGCATCATGAATTCAACAATAGGCATCGTCCGAAACACTATATTAAGCCTTGTGGGCGGAGCCTTGACGGTGATTGTGAAGGGCCTTGTCGCGGTACAACAGGGCATGGCGGACCTCGCTCGTGCAGCGGGCGCTGGCGGCCTCGCCGACTCGCTTCAAAAAGGCGCTGACGCTGGCCGTGGCCTCGGGGATATGCTTGAGGACGTGACCAAAAACAGAATAGCCGCAACTGCCGATGGTATGGGGGAACTCACTGATAAAGTCACAGGGTTCAAGGGCAGTATCGACGCGTTCTCCACTGATAATATTGTGGGGGGCATTGGTGCCCTTGAAGGAGGCGCGAAGGCTGCTCAAGTGGCGCTGGAGAATCTAAATATTACCACAAGGGCGACTTCCTCCTTGAACCAGGATGGGGGGTTCTTCACCCCTCAAGCGCCGGAGAGAGCGCAAGGTCCCGTTAAACCTGAAGGATTTAAGCCTAAAGAAGAAGAAGATAAAAAGAAATCCAGCGGTAAAACACAGGAGCAGAAGAATGAGCTTCTTCGGAAAGAGATTGAAATCTTCAAGGCGAAGACGCCTTTACAAAAAGCCGAACTTGAGCGCGAGCTCAGGATTATACAACTCCGTCAGGAGGGAACAAAGGGCTTAAAAGAAAAGCTCGCACTCCTCAAGTCAAGTAAGAAGATTGTCGAAGAGGAAGCAAAGGCTACAGAAAAGGTCGCTGCGGCCACAGCTAAGACCGCTGCTACAGCGGCCAAGAAGCTCGACAAAGAAGGCTCCCAAGAAGCAGAAACGGCCAAAAGCGAAGCAGCATTCGCCCTCCAGAATATGATGATAGCCCGAGATGAGCTTGGGAAGGCTGAATTAGCCCGAAAGATTCTATTGGCGGAGATTGAGACGGGTTTATATGGGAAAGAAGAGGCTAAATTACGCCTCAATGAAGCACAACTAGCGGTGCTGGAGGCCCAGAATTCTGAGAAAGCCGAGCAGTCGAAGAAGGATGCCAAGGCTGTTTCAGACCAGAATGCCTTAATGAGTGCTATTGGGGGGACTATCGGCCAAATGGGGAACATGCTGGGCCTTTCTTTCGATATTGGAGCAGCATGGAACGCTACTATAGGCATTATGGACGGGGTTAAGGCTGCGGTCGCTGCCACGAGCGCAATAGCGGCCACCACGGGCATCTTAGGCATCATCGGCGCGGCAGCGAGCTTGATTAGTGTGTTCGCATCAAGCGGTGCGGATAAAACTGCACCCGAGAAGAAAACCGCCAGGAAGGCTTTCGATAAGGCTGGAGCGCTTAAGGACCAGGCAAAAGCGTTCGCAAAAGCGTTCGCTGATGAGCAAGAGAAGCGCTTAGGCCGACCCGTTCAAATCAACGTGGACGCTCGCGGTGCTTTGACCGGAGAAGCAAACGAGGTCGCGCGAACCCTCACCGATTTGGTACAGGGCGAGCTGGCAACACGCGTCGGAGGTTCTTATGGATAATTTTACATACCCGGTCTTCATCAAGGAGGCTACATATATCAGGTTTGATGACGGCAGCAATGACGTCACGGTGTCTGTGACCCTCGGGGTATACTATATAGATGAGTTATTCCTGGCGGTTGAATCCGTAGTCAACTCCGTTATTGCAGGGAACACACTGTCGATTGAGGTCACTGCAGGGAATAGAGTTCTGATGACTGCAGGTACAGACCCGTTCACATTTAGCAAACCCTTCGGGTTTCCCCGAACCAAGGGCCACTCG